GATGAGGCAGACAGCGCAACAGCGTAGACCATTGCCAGCAACACGCAAGCTACCCACAGCAAGGTGATAGTATGGATATACTATTAAATCGCAAAGAAATGACTGCCCTAGTTAATTTTGGCGATGCCTATATTCCCTTTGAGACATTGGAGAAATTTAACAAGGAGCAGGCGAGGAAGATTATAAACTGGCTTCACGAACACAACCGAAGCACAAGTTCAACTGGTTTGTGTCTGAATGAAGAAGAGTGGGAAGAACTGCAAAGGGTGATAGATGGTAACAGAAACTATTAAAACAGGATATTGGCGAGTCAATCCAGCCACAGGTGAAAGAGAGTGGATTGAGGGCAACTATCAGCCAAGGAAGCCTAAAGAATGGAAGGGCTTTGAGCCTGGGACTCCCGAGGCGATAGAGGCTGCTAGAGCCTATAAGCCGCCTGAAGGCATTATAGAGGAAGCCCCTGCCGTTGAGCCGATAGAACCGATAAAGCCGATAGAACCGATAAAACCTGAAGTTCCTGCTGTTGATGTAACTGAACTGGCAGAAACCTATGGGTTGCGGACAGCCCAATTTGTTAGTGAAAGGCAACTGGCTGACCTGGCTCTGCCCCCTGAAGAGAGAACCACTATTTATATGATACCTTATGAGCAGTATCTAACATGGGAGCAGGCAAGGTGGCTGGGCTATGATGTTCCTGAAGGCTCTCTGGTAAAGATGACTCCAATGGCTGAAGGTGAGCCTTCATTCTTCTTGGTGTCAAGGCCAGAGGCTGAGGCAATAGCCAAACCTGATGAAGAGTTGATAAGACGGCTTCGTGTTGCCTATGCCGATATGTTTGACCCAGCATACAGTTACGGCTATTCGCCAGAGGAAATTCCTAGTGCTGTAATCGAGAGCCTTCATATGCAAATGGCTACTGATTACCAGAGCTTTGTCGATGACCTCTATAGCAGGGTAGGTCAAGTCGAGGCGGAGAACATTCTCAGGATGCTTGGGGTTACTGAAGAGTTTATACTTCAGACCTTGGATTTCAAGGAACAGGAGATAAGGGTTAATACGATAATCGGCGATGTGCTTCCTGACTTTGCGAACCTTGAGGACTTCAATGAGTTGCTAAACACTGACTTTGACCTGTTCATCGAGTCTATGCAGACTGGCCCCAGCACCCCTGAAAAGAGAACCTTGCTTGAGTTCATGGGCTATACCCCTGAAGAGATTAACCAGCTATTAAGCAGACAAAGGTTGATAGTTGACGTAGATGGCGTTCGGCAATTGCTTACCATAGATATTGAAACTCAGGCAGCCTATGATGACCAAGGCAATTACGTTGGCAAGTATAATCCTGCTACTGAGGAGTTCACCAAAGCACCACAGGAGAATATACTCAAGGACTTCTTTGACTGGACTTTGTTTCAGTCCAGGGCAATGTGGGAGCAGGGTGAAAACTTCTTCCTGTCCGTAATGCCCAACATAATCTACCCCGAAATGCCGGCAGACTATCTTGGCGGGCTTGGCGAGTTTATGAATGAAACCAACAAGATAATGAGGGATAACTTCAGGTATCTTTACGGTAAGAACAAGCAGGAATATGAAGACTGGGTAAGGCATCACCCCGAATTGGTGGCTCCAATTAGTTACCAGGAAGGGGCTTTTAAGCATCCTGACCTGCTGAAAGACCCTCGATACTATGTCTATGAACTGGCAAACATTATGCCGTTTATTATAACTGCTACAGGTATGGCACTGGCTACTGGTGGCGTTGGCCTGCCTGCGGTGCTGGGGACAGCAACTCTTATGACACCAATTGAAGGGCAGGCGGTGTATGAGGACTTGATAAGAGCCGGGGCTCCTGAAGACAAGGCAGCCGATATAGCTGCTGTCTCTGGTGTGATTATCGGATTACTGGAAAGTGCTGGCAGAGTGCCTTTACTTAAACAGGCCAGCCCACTACTATTCGGTCAGTTCAAAAAGAAAGCGATGTCCGAACTAGCTAAAAAAAGCCTCTTTGATACTGTCAAGAAGTTTGGCAGAAACTTTACTATAAGCCAGGTCAGTGAGGTAGCCACTGAGGTAGCCCAAGAGGTAGTCAGTAATGTCGCTGTCAGCTTCTATGATGAGAACAGAAGCGTGTTAGAGAACCTGCCTGATATAGCAGTCAAGACTGCGGTGGCTACGTTGTTACCATCTGGATTTGCTGCTGCCGTTTCAGTCAGAATGGTTAAGCCGTCGGACCTTGCTGGGCTAAGTGATGCTGCCAAGAGAGCTAAAGGCTGGATTCAGGACAATAAGGGCAACTGGTATGAAAGGGTAAAGGAAGCCGTAAAGGATGAGAGAGGCTTTGTCTTATTGCCTGGTAAGGGCGAAGAGGCTAAACCAGAAGTTCGTAAGTTTATAGGCATCACTAGGTCTGATGAACCTTTGGGGACTAAAACACCTTGGCGTATAGCTTATGAGTATAAGGGCAAGGAATACGCTTATCGTGAATCTAGTAAGGCAAAAGCAATACAGACAGCCAAAGATAAACTCGCTGTAGAACTAGACCCAAAGACACTTGAGCCTATTACCCCCCCAGCAGTTGAGGAAGTAGTCAAGCCAGAACCCGGTATGCCTGAAGCTGGATTACAGCCTTCAATGATGCCTGAAGAGATTGCTGCCAGAGAAGTCAGACCACGAGGCAAGGGAGAGGTAGTTCAGATTTCAATGGAAGACCAGCTCAAGCTACAGCAGGTCAGGCAAGAAGCCGAGGAAGCAAGCATTGAAGATAAAGAGGCTTATGAGGCACAGGCTGAACTAGAGGGGTTAAGAGTCACCCATGAGATTGACCCAGTGGCTACGAAGCGTATCCTGATTGGCAAGACAAAAAAGGGTAAGCCAGACTATAGAGGTTTAGACTTCTTCATCTCTATTAAAGAGCAGGACTTCCCTGAATACTTTACTGTTAAGCAAGCTAAAGCTCTATTCCCTGAGCATGACTTCGCTGAGTATACACAGCCGGGGACGGCTAAATATAACAAAGTCCCCAGAGATGTAGCCCTTGATGACCTGACCAAAGAGTTTGGAATGAGTGCCGATGAGATTGCCGATAGGGTTATGGCAATACGGCAAGAGAAGCGCAGGATAAAGGAACTGAAGGGCGATATACAAACGCATTACACAAAAGAACCCCTGGATGCTGTTCCAGAGCCAGTTGCTACTGATGTAGTTCCTAGGCGCCGAGCTCTGACAAAAAAGCAAGTAAAGCGCACTTTGGAATTATTCGGTAAATATGTAGAGAGCAAAACCACCATAGATGCATGGGAATTAACTAGGGAATTGAGGCAAGAAGCAAGAAGTGAAAGGGCTGAAGACCTCAAAGCCAGGGCTCAAGAACTTATCGTTGAAGAGGGTATGAAGACCGAAGAGGCAATGAACCAAGCTATCTCTGAAACGATGGCTGGCGAATTGCCTGTGATGCGAACTGATTACCTATCGGACCTGACCGATAAGATGAGGGAGGTTCTTTTCAGTAAAGTATATGACACTCTCAAAGATGAGCCTTTTGAAATGATGTCCACTGTTACTGCCCTGACTAATGCTTTGACAGGTAGGGCTATACCGAGAGAGCCTGGGATTAGGGGTGGTTCGGCTTACGCTAGGTTGCAACGTGTCTTTGGCGACCAGCCCATAGTATTCAAGGCACTTGAGAAGATGGCTACTGAGAAAGAGCCACTTGAGGATGTGGTTGAGGGGATATTCCACGAGTCAGGCAGAGCACCTATTCCAATTGACCAGAAAACTGCTGATTATCTCAGGAGTTTACAGGATATTCCACAGGGCTATAAGACTTTACTGGAGCCACCATTTGAAAGCCCAGTCGTCAGTGATTCAAGAACTGCTGCCGACTTATGGTTTGACAAGCGTGAGATAGAATTAGCCAATGATTTAGCCAATGGTAAGATAGACTTTGAAGAGTTCACGCATGAGCGGATGGTAGCTCGGGATGAGGCATATCCCCTGAAACCGATTACAAGGTATGAAGCACCCATTGAGGATGCCTTCAAGGAAATTCCGCTCTGGCCCGTTCCTGCCAGGGAAAATGTAATCAAAGTTCTCAAAGAGATAGGTTGGCTCCCTATAGATATCGGTAACTTCCTCAGAGCCAACAAAGCATCTTTCGACTTTTCTTTCTGGCGACAGCAAGCTCCTCTTATTGCTGGTCATCCTATATCATTTGCTCAAGCCAACATAGAGGCGTGGAAGGCCATATGGAGCCAGAAGTCTGCTGAGGCTTCGTGGCAGAGGATTACCCGTGACCCACTCTTCCAGATTTATGAGTTCGCTGCTGAGGAAGGCGGTGATTTCCTGCGACCTCTCGTTACGCCAAAGGGAACTTCTCAGTGGAGAGGCACAGAAGAGTTTGGTTATCTTACTGGGGAGAGGGTTATCCCAAAGCTGACCTCAAAGATACCCTGGATTAAAATATCTGCCAGGTGCTTTGAAACAGGCACTAACGAACATAACTGGTTGATATTCAAGAACTACTATAGGGCGATGCTTGCCCTGAGCGAGCAATATGCTTCTGGTAAAAAGAAGTTGAAGCCCGGTGAGGTTTTTGACATTCAGAAGGAGATGATAGCTTTTGCAAAGAGTCTCTCCAACTTCACCGCTAGAGGTTCGCTGGGACCGGCTGCCCGTATGGCGCCAGCCCTCAGTGCCTTATTCTTTGCACCCAGAATGACATTGGGCAGATTGCTCTCAGTGAAGGATTTAATCAATGCTAACCCTAGAGTAAGATTAGAGGCATGGAAAAACGCCGCAACCTTTGTTGGCACTCTTGGTGGCATTGTTTTACTTGGTGCTGTTGCTGGCTGGTGGGAAGTAGAAAAAGACCCACGCAATGCCGAGTATATGAGCATCAGGATTGGCAATACCAGAATAGACCCTTGGGGTGGATACCGTCAGTTCTTGGTATTCTTTACTCGTATGATAACCACTGTGTTTACTGACAAGCCAGGTGGGGTTTCAAGTGCCACTGGTGCTGAGTATGACCCCGATGCACTGGGTTTGTTGCAGAATCTACTCAGAGGCAAGGCAGCACCATTATTCTCGGCAATGATGGACTTTGCAACTGGGCGGAACTTTGTCGGGGAAGATGTTGAGGTTGAGAATCTTGAGCAGTGGATTGAAAGGATTGCTCCATTTGCTCCTTGGGATATATATGAGGCATGGAAAGAAGACCCTGTTACCGCCGTTGAGGTAGCCATACCGACTATTGTAGGGGCTGGAACTCAGACTTATACCGGGGATTGGGTTGAGAACTGGCTTAAGTTGGGGCTGCCAAAGTATTCCGATAACCTACCATATGGAATCACCGAACCCTACTATGACACGGCTGACTTCTGGACTGATACCTCATCTCAATTCAAGGGGGTTGACCCGGCAACCCTGACCAAAGAAAAGGGCTTCCCGGATTATATTAGGGCTATTGCTGAAGCCAGGATTATCAATGAGCATAAGGCTACCCTGCCTAATGAGAAGTTGGTAAATATCAATGCAGACCCGGCTGAAGGCACTACATTCGCTCAGTATAGAAAGATGTGGCAAGACCGAGAGAAACTGGTTGCTGCTGGGGATGATGCGGAGTGGACGCTGAGAGAGCTTCAGCCAGATGGCACATATAAGAAAGTTACTTACAAGGGGGAAGAGGCTATCACTGCCTTCGATAGGGATGAGAGGACACAAAACGCAAATCTGGGCAATTTCTCCCAAAGGCAGTTCGCATTACTCAACCAGTATTGGGCAATTACCGACCCTTTGAAACAGGCTGAGTTCCTTGAAAAGCATGAGGCTGACATAGGTATCAATCCACAATATGACTACCTGGTATCTCACCCAAGCGAAAATGCTCAACTGGCAGTATGGGGACAAGCCAAGCTATATACCCGGGCAGCCTATGATGAGTTTGTCGGCCTGATTAAATCTCTTGACATTCCTGACAATGCTATACCCGAACTTACTCTGCCACCTGAAGGCTCAATAGATAACTACTTTGAAAGGGAGAAAGCAGTCCAGGAATACGGTGCTATGAGCGCTGAGGCTATGATTGTTCTGGCTAGGGATGAGGAGTTGCTTCAATGGTATAAGCTTGCAAAGCCTGAGTTTCCTGAAAGGTATTACGAACTCAAGATAAAGAACCGGGCTGAAAGGGAATATATGAACACCCTGAAGGATAAGGAATCCCCGGCTTATATTGCTGACCCAGATGAGAGGTATGAGGCTTTCCTCAAGGAGTTCCCAAATAGTGAATACTTCGATGATGAGAGGCGAACCGAGGCAATAGCCAACGGCTTCAGTGATGACCAGATAGAGGCTTGGGTTGAAAGGGGACGGCTCGTTGATAAATACAGTGGCGGTAGCCCGAAGGTCAAGGAATGGGCTTTTGATAATCCAGAGGCTTATGCCAGGGCTTTAGAAGAGGGTATACTCAAGGATAAAGGCGGTCTGCCAACCGATGAAGAGCGAGGCCATTACGAAGAGTGGGTTGAACCTGCCATTAGACTTCAAGCCAAGAATATGAAAGAGGATGCCTATTGGTCAGAATTGAGTGATAAGAGTTCGCCAGATACATACATTGAAGATGATGCCAGTCGGCGGAAGGCATTTTTCGAGAGATTCCCTAAGAGTGAATACTTTGATGACCTTGAGAGAATCGAGGCTTACAAGGCTGGGTTTACTGATACGGAGGCAAACCTATGGGCTGAGAGGGGTCAGGTAATAGGTAAATTTGAACCGCAAAGCGCAGAAGCTAAGATATGGCTGATGGACCACCCCAATGTTTTCAGCAAGGCTCTTGAGACAGGGCTACTTACCGATGATGGCAAGGATTGGAATGTCCCGGCACTCAGGATAACTGTTAAGTGGCGTGCCCAAGATAATGAATATGATGCGCTACCAGTCGAGGGGGATGAACGGGCTAACTATCTGGCTGAAAATGATGAATATCGTATGGATAGGCGAAGGCGTGAAGCCTACCAGATGTCAAATAAGATAACAGGAGCAGTATTTCCTGATGCTGAGATTGAAAATTTCGTGACCTATTGGGAATTAGATGTTAAGGGGAAGAGGCAGGAGCGATTCCTGATTGATAACCCTGACTTTGCAAAGGCTATGCATGATATTGCGGGGATAGATATACCAAGGGCATCTGAAGTGCCAGCAGTAGAGTATGACGATATCTATGACGAGTGGAAGGCTGACTTTGACAGAATCGAGGGGCTGGCTAATAATGAGTCTCCCCACTACATTGAAGATGTGAAGGATAGGGAAGCTACTCGGGAAGCAATGAGGTTTACCCCTACTGGTAAATATACTGATTTCGGCCTGGCTGAACTCAGGCGCAATGCTTACGGCAAGTTTGTTCCAGAGGAATATATTGATGATTATGTCAATTACTACAAAATCATAGGTGAGGGCAAACCTAAGAACTGGGAACGCAATACTGGCACCGACCTGTGGTATGAAGATGACTGGTTCATGATGGAGCATATTGAGTTCTATAGGGAAGTCTATAAGGGGATACTTGGGAATAAGGCAAAAGACTTTACCAAAGTTCCTACTAGGGAAGTCTTTTCAGATTACCTGACATATATTGCTCTTCCTCATCTGAAGGCAAAGGATGACTTCAGGCTGAGGCACCTGAAACTTGACGCATGGCTGGTATTGAAATTTGATTATACACCTATTGAGGAAAAGAAGAGGCGTGAAGAGCTCACTACTTATGAGCGGTTCCTAGAAGAATGGGCGGAAAAAGGTTGGGAAATAGAGAAGAAGCTAAAAGAACTAAGGGAGTAAGCCCAGAATTGACAAATTTTGGGAAAATATAATACTCTAAATGGAGGACTAATATTATGAATTCGGACGAACCTGGAAAAGAGAAGGACGGAGACCCGACTCAGGCTGGACAGAACCTTCAGCCTGGCTCAGGACAAACTTCTGCTATTGACCAGATTACTTCGAAAATCGAGGCAGACAAGCAGTATAGTGGAGCGGATGCACTAAAGTTGGTGCATGATGCTCTTTCTGCCGATGGTCGAGAGCAGAAAGACCGGGCTGAGAAAGCCGAGGCTCTTGTTGCAAGGCTGAAAGAGGAGACTAATGAACTGGCTACCAAGTATAATACTGTTTCTAGCCAGATAGCCGAACTCCTGAAAGCTCAAAACGAGGCTGAGGCTGAAAAGGTTAAGGATGACCCAGTGGCTCTATCTTCGCTGAGAGCAAGGCAGGCCAATGCTGCGGAGGCTCTCAGGCTTCAGAACATTGCTGCTGACTACGAGGCCAAGCACGCTAAACTCATTGAAAGGGAAACTGAGGTAGCCAAAAAAGCAACTTCCATTAACATTAAACTAGCTGCTACGGCAGCCGGCGTTGATGAGAAGACTTTAGCTGACCTGGTTCCTGATGGTGACCCTGAAAGGTTGAAGAAGGCAGCTAATATTCTAAAGCAGAGTGGCATAAATAAGCCACCTGAAACTGACCCGGCTACTGGCAAACCGAAACCTGCCGCCTTAACTCAGCCACCTGCTTCTGCTATTTCTGCTGGGGCTGATTCGAGAAGCGTCTCTGAGGCGATGCTCGAAAAAGCGAAAGCAAAATAAATTGGAGGTAAAGCAAAGTGGCTTTATCAGGTGGTTTTTGGGATAGTCTAGCAGAAGTGCTAAAGGCTACCACCCCCACGCTGATTCCCGGCGTGGTGGATGAGAACTACAAAAGGGGCAACCCTGTTGATATAATGCCGTTTGTCCAAGCCAACCACACCGGTGAATATATCCGATGGCTTCGTGAAAGCGCAGACCTTGTGGATAGCGTAGCCGATATTGGCCCGGGCGGACAGACTGTATTCAGCGAGGGTGCTACCTTTAGTGCTCAGACCGCCGTTCTCCGCATATGTTATTTGATGACTAAGCTGGACTCCTACGATAACGCTATCTGGCAGACTGTCAATGACTATGAGAGAATGGCTCTCGAAGGCATGATGAGGGATATAACCAAGAAGCTCGGCTCGAAGATTATCTACGACGACTACACCTACGATGGCACTGGCCTGTCAATGGATGGACTTCATGCCTGGGCTGCAACAAACTGGGGCGAAGAGTGGGATATTGACGAAGGCGAAGGTGCGCTGGCACTCGAAAATATGCGGATTATCAGTGATGAAATGAAGCATGGTTTCGACTTCTGGCTGATGCCTTTCTGCCTTGCTCGTCAGATTGACCGGGTATACAGAGAACTGGGAATTGCTTCTCTAAAGGCTGACACTGCTGGTGCTCTGGGTCTGATTAACTATGCTGTCAATGAAGCCGGTGGGCGGACACTAACATTCGACAACAAACCGATAATCCGTTCCGACTTCATGGTGGCTGAACAGGTTAATACAGGCCAGGGAACTACCAGTGCCAATGCGAGAGCAGTCTATAGTTCTGGCACCAAGATGTATTCAATCTTCGCAATCAAGCTGGGAGCTACCACCCTTGGTAGCATTGACCCGGGCGTAAAAGTAGCGTTTGGTAAGACCGAGAATGACGGCGAGTTCTTCAATCTCGAATATATTGAGAAGATGACCGGCTACATCGGTAAGGCGATGCGTCTTGCTGCATATACGAATCTAATCGTTGGCAGTAAGTATGCAATAGGTCGAATCACCGATATTACCAATGCTGCTCCAACGGCAGGATAAGGGAGGTAAAGTAGAGTGAACATCCAACAGAATATACAGCTTGAGAATGGCGGGACGATATGGTTGCCACCGAGCCCTACCTATCCTAATGTCTCTATTCCTGATTTGAGCAAGCCGGACACCGCACAGCAGTATGACATAGGGACTGCCTATACCTATAATGGGAAGGCGTTCTACTATGCCTATACCAGTGCTGCTGTTAGTGGGTCGCTTCTCGCCATGAAGTCCTATAAACAGGAAGTGTCTCAACAGACTGTAGGCGCTGCTGCCGACCTGTATGCCACTCAACTAACGCTAACTGTCGCAGATACCGATGGTATCGCTGGCGATGGTGCGATAGCGGAGGACTATCTAAAGGGTGGTTCTGTGGTCGTATTCCCGGCAGTTGGTGGAAGCTACTACTTCTCTCGGGGTATTGTAGCGAACACTGCGGTAGCATCCGGTGGTGGCACAATGGTTGTTACCCTTGATGGGGGTGTCCCGGTTGCTGTAGATGAGGCAGCAGCAGCAGAGGCAAGCGCAAGCCCATTCGCTGCTGTAATGGCTTCTACAGCTGCATGGATGACAAAGGTGGGGCTTCCCACTTGTTACGCTGCTGCCTCAAGATATCTCTGGCTACAGACTTGGGGGTTGGCATGGGTGGCTCCTCAATCTACTGTAGGGACAGCTGGTTATCATGATGTAATTGCTCGGCATGATGGTTCTCTTGATTACGATAATCAGACTGTTGACCTGAATATCTCTGACCAGAGAGTAGGTTACTCTGTGAGTTGGGGGGCTGGTGGAGCCCAGTCTGCTCCGTTTACTTTCTTACAGATTATGCATCCGTAAGGAAGGATTGTTTCTCGATACTATAGAGAGGGGGAATTAAATCCCCCTCTCTATCTCAAAAATAAGGAGGTAAAATGGAAGAACTAAAATGGCCGGTAACCAAGTGCGAAGCCTGTGGCTTCGACCTTAGAGAAGCTACACCAGTAGCAAAAGAGAAGGGCAATGATGCCAGTGGCAGGCTTAAATGGACTGACTTCTGCCCGAAGTGTGGGTGTGGTTACTTTGTGGGCGACAGGGAATTGCCTAAACCACCCGCAGAGGCATTAGCAGAAATGGAAGCTGCTCCTATTCTGTCCTATGGAGAGGACAAGGAAGTTAAAAAGGATAAGGGTAAGGCTTCTGGCATACCGCCTGATGAGAGGGGAGCAACCTTAGCCAAGACCGAAGAAGAGAACCCAGACCCTGAGAACCTGCTTGGCACTGAGGTTGAAACTACCCCTGATGAGAAGCCAGAACCCGGGGCAGTCAAACCGCCAGGGAAAGGTCAATACTTCTGCACCAAGTGTGCTGCGAATCACAATGAAACAAGCAAACTAGGAAAGAGACACCTGAAATACAGGGAATAAAGGAGGCTTAATATGCCGCTCGCAGTTGAAACGATTCGCAAGGGTGAATCCCTTGAATCCGTCCGTGCCAAGATTAGCCGAACCATAGAATACCTGATTAAGAACGAAGATAAAGACAAGAAAGCTGCTGCCGGTCAGGCATACGCTATGGCTGCTGAAAGGTGGGGACGGAAGATTCCGAGGGGTAACTAAACACAGGAGGTAATACTACTATGAAAGTATCTGAATGGAAGACAGTAACGCTTGACTATGACCGGGCATCTGACGGCTTTACCGATGAGGATGTTGACCGCTTTACAGAACTTGTTGATATGGGGGAAGCCTATGAGTTTCTGACTGTGCTTATTCCTGCCCTGGATGCCAGTGGGACAGTATCAGTCAGAATCCAGAAGGATGAGAAGGTAACGACCAATCCTTTTGCTGTTCACGGATTCTTGGACTCTGATGCCGATAACACAGTTCTTCAGGCATCAACATCTGGCGCCGGTGGGATAGCGGTTACTTTCCATATCGGTGGGGCTCAGTATCTCAGGCTGTATGTCGCTGCTGACCAGACGGCCAATCGGGTATTCTATGTCCGTGGCTTCAATAGAGAACCAATGTCAGTCTAAAAGGCGGTGAACTGATGGCTAGATTATTGTCTGATATAAGAGCATCTGTGCGCGATATTTTGCGCGACGAGTTCGTTGAGGGTGTTGATATTGAGTGGGAATCTGATGAACTTGATAGGCTTATAAGCATCACTCTTCGGGAAGTTGAGCAAAGGATTCCCTATGAGGTTAAGGCGACAACGCTGGATGATTCAACGGCTATTGAGACTACTGCGAACTCCAAGGAAATAGATATAAGCGGTATTGCCGATATTATCCGTGTTGTTAAAGCTGAATACAGAACTGGCAAGAACCCAAAGCAGTTCAGGAATGTTACTGTTTTTGGCGATACTCTCACTTTGGATATGAACATTCTCCCATCGTCTGCTGAGGCTGTCTACCTGTATCTTCACAAGAAGCACACGCTCACTGATGCTACCTCAACGCTAAAGCCCGATGCTGAAGCTGTGCTTGTCCAGGGTGTTGTTGCCAGAGCAGCTATGAATAAGGGCAGAGAGCAGTTAAACGCCTTGAATGTGGGCGGTGTTAATGTCGGTCCCAGAATGGTTGAGTGGGGCAGGGAACAACTCGCTCTATATCGCAGGGAACTCAAGCGCAATACCAAAATACAGGTCTATGAGGCACTACCCAAAGACTAGGGAGGCATATTATGGCAGGAGCAACTGAATTTCTAGTGGTAAAGAACAGGGCGTATAGTAAGCTGGCTGCTGCTATTACGGCTGGGGCTACATCGCTTACTGTTACGGCTGGCGATGGTGCGAAATTCCCTTCTACATATCCCTTTCACCTCACTATTGATGATGAGATTGTCTCTGTTACCAATCGCTCTACCGATACAATGACTATTGTCCGTGCGCAACAAGGCACTTCTGCTGCTGCTCATTCCAACAAGTCTCACATAGCTCTGAATATAACAGCCAAGTCTGTAACTGACCTCAATACGGCTGTCAACTTCATTGAGAAATACGCTGACTATGGCTTGGCTTTTTATGGCAAAGTTACTACCGCTACTGATGCAACCCACTTCAAGGTGGCAGGTCTGGCTGGTTTAGGGACTGGCTGGTTCAAAACGGCTTCTGGGGCTCCATACGAAATTTTTGTCCTTCAGGCAGATGGAGCAGCCCCAGAGGGAGAGCAGACTCCAGTAGTAGCTTATACCTCATCTGATGGCACATTCCAACACGCTGCTCTTGGTGCTCAGTTAGCGGTTGACGATGAGGTTATGATTGTCCACCCCTTGCTTGCCTCACTGGGGACTAAGGCTACAGCAGCAGCATCGGGGGCGGTTACCACTACTGACTACGCTATGGCTTATATCAAGCAGTTAGTTACCGAGCTACAAGTCGTAGATGGCTTGGTAGATGCCATTAAAGCAGTTACCGATGCTATACCTGATGCTGGCGCTTTAACTGCCCTTCTTGCAGACATTGCCTCCATATTAGAAGATACAGGAACTACTCTTCCAGCCACTCTTACTACCATTGATACCGTAGTAGATGGTATCCAAGCAGATTTAAGTAATGCTACTGATGGCTTGGGTGCGCTTAAAGATTTGATAGATGCTGTCCAGGCTGATGTGGGCGACCCAACTGGCGAAACACTAGCCTCTATCTCAGCCAAGATTGGTGATATAGCCAGGTCTCTGGATTTAATTATTGGGGCAAGGTGGGACTCCTCTGGCGACTTAGGGACAGATATTGCCCAGCTTCTAACTTATACCGATATTCTGGATGACGCCACTAATGGACTCGCTAACATCAAGAGCCTGATTGATACCCTCACCACCAATGTCGGGACTGTTGATACAGTGGTAGATGGTATTCAATCTGACCTTGATAATGCTACTGATGGTCTCGGAGCATTGAAAGACCTCATAGATGCGGTTCAGGCTGACCTCGGCGATAAGGCTGATGCAGCCACCGCAGATGACCTTTCAGACATAACAACGACCAGTGCTTTAGCCAAACTCAGGCGGTTGCTGTTAAGATTTTCATCTGGAGCCTTCAGTGTTTCCCTTGATGGTTCAGCAAGGACAGACCTTGATGCTCTTTATACGGCTCTAGGAGTATTACTTGGAACCCGGGCTGATACTCCTGTTGTTGGCTTCCCGGGGACTAATGCTGCTTTGCCAATCCTCAAGGGCTTACAGGTGGGGCAGGGACTTTGCTACTATGGAGACATTACGAGCTACACTGATACCAAGAACTTTGCCTCTACCACTCTAGGCGGCTTTGAAACTGGCTTTTTTATTGGCTGGCATTGTTTCCTGATTAAAGATGATGCTGGGGCTGGGGCTACACCACAGGGAGCAAGGTCTCTGGTAACTGGCTTTACTACTTCCACAGGGGCAATAGTGCTGGCTACTGCTTTGCCCTCTGCCGGTGCCGTAGGCGACCAGATAATGATGGTTCACCCGGTCCTGATGGATATGTGGAACGCAAGGGGCGGAGTCAGAAGCCTTGAGACACTGGGTATGGAGCAGGATGCCGAACTTGATGTTGCCAGAGGCAAATACACCAAGACTATGACTGGTGGCGAGGATGACCTGTATGGCGAAAGCTCCGATACCGAGTTCTGTCTATTGGAGTTCCGTGTCGACCTTCATAATATGGCTGAAGGTGATACCATTATCTTTAGGGTCTATACCACTGAGGATGGAACTGAGAGGCAAATTACTGATGATGGAGCTAATACCTTTGCTGGCGCACAAAGCCCAGCGAGAGTTGAGATTATCGGCTCTGCCAATCAGGTCTGGGGCAGAGAAGATATTAGCGTAACGGCAGAGCAGACTACTGGAACTAACCGGGAGATAGTTTGTTATTGGCGTGATGCCAAGAGGGGGAGTTAAAGATGAAGATAGATGACGCAATACTAGCATATCACCACGTTCACCGCAATAAGAGCATTACTATAAACGGCAATAATGAAACTGTAACTTCCAATCTGTTTAAGATAACTGGGATAGTGAGGGTTATTTTCCTATGCGGGGTTGTGCAAACGGATACTCTCGGCTCTGATGTAACCGACTGCTGGTTTGACCTATTCCCAACTGGTGGAGCTTCAGTTGCCCTGACAAAACAGGTGGGAGCACCATCTATGTCCAATTTTGAGGTCGGCTCTGCTATTATTAAGGCTGATATAGCTGGTAATATAGCCTCAGTCCTGAGAGCCAATGCGGGTATGTTTCTTGAGGAGGATGCGGATTACAAAAAGCCATTCAAGTCTTTTCTTGTGGGCAAGGACAATAGTGCTGTAACCCAGATTAGATTTATGTATACCACTACTGCTAACCTTTCAGCCGAGACTGGGGAGATTAACTTCCAGATAATCTACTGCCCCATTACTAGCGGTTCAGCAGTAGTGCCAGCATAAAAGGTTGGACTGGATAGCGGAAATTGGGAGGATGAAAGGAAATGAGAATGCTAACAACAGACGAGTATAATCACTTAATGAGGAACTGGTCGGTGCTGAAAGACCAGATAAGCGATGCAAAGAACCAGCGCAGGTATTACCACGATAAGGCACAAAGCTATAAGGATTTGATTGACAGGCTTGAGCTGGAAGAGGAGCTTTATAACAACTATATGAGCGGTGCCATAGAGGAATATGAAGAAGCTCATCCGCCTGAAGAACCGCCAGAATAGGAGTAACTAATGGGTTACAAATCAACAGGTCTAGTCTTAGCTGAGAAGCCATCCATAGGCATTGAGCCTACCAGACTTTACGATGCTAGTCGGCTTGGTAATCACGGCACTCATACAAACATCACTATGGTTCAGCTTCCCAGTGGGCTGTGGGTAAGGAGTCTTGCTGGGGATGGTTATGTAACTATTGCTGATGCCTCTTCTTTTGATATTAAAAAGGCTATAACTGCTATTATATGGGTTGCTGTAGATAATATTGCTATTGGGGGCGAGATATTTTTTAGCAAGTATAGAACCGATACTGCTAATAGGGAATGGTCACTAGGCAAATTCGGCAAGGATGGCACAGTCTATATCCAATTTGGAGACCCTAATGATGGGACTTTTGAGGGTAGACAGGAGAGCGATGCTTCGGAACTATCTAATGCTACTTGGGCATTAGTTGGTTTTACTTTTAATGTGGGGACTGCGGTCATATATGTTAATGGTGTAGCTGTTGACTCTTCGGTTGGAAGTGGAGCTATTCCTGCTAGTCTTTTTAATGGCACATCTGATGTTAAGGTAGGGGCTTTTGGTGATAACACTATCCCTATGACTGGCAAATTTGCTCTCCCTTGCATCAAAAACTATGCCCTCTCCGCTGGTCAGATAAAGAAAATATTTGAGGCAGAACGCCATTTTTTCGGGGTGTGATATGAAAGGCACAGGATTGGTATTATCAGAAAGAGCTTATGTTGGCGGTGCTTCTCCACCTGCTACCTTTGAAGATGAAAGCAGGTTCGGGAATGATGGCACACACACCAACATAACTTGGAAGCAGTTGCCGAGTGGATTGTGGGGCAGGACTTTCAATGGCAGTAGCTCAGTGGTAACTATTGCCCACGCAAGTTCCTTAAATGTATCCTCTCTCAGTTTTATGTGCTGGGTAAATTTCTCAAGTTTGTCAACTAATCCTACCATTATCAATAAGAAGGAAACTACCTATGACCAAGCTGATGGCTGGCACTTGTTTTGGACTACAGCTAAAAATAAGTGGGGTTTTAGGATTGGGATACAAAATCCTGAGTCAGATGCCGTTACTGTAACTACGGGTACCTGGTATTTCGTTGCTGTGGTTAAAACTGGTGCAAACATTCATTTCTACCAGAACGCTGTAGCAATAGGAACAACAGGGGGGATGCTAGCATTTGTTGATAACACAGACGAGATTAGGCTTGGTGAGTTGTCTGATGATTACCCTAACTGGCTTCCTGCCGATATGGGGTTGCCAAAGTTACTGAACTATGGTATCTCCACAGAGCAAATAGCAGCAATTTTCCAAGCGGAGCGTCATTGGTTCGGGGTGTGATATGCCTTATTTTAACCAGATG